CCCACTTTTCTTTTTCGCTAAGATTAGTTAGAACGGAATTTTTCAAAGAGGTTTATTCAACACCTCAGTTCACCCCCCTCATTTTATTTAACACCTCAGCCACAACAAATTTAGATCTAGTAGCTATAGCAGGCTTACGAATATCTACGGGTGACTGCATAACATAAGTAGTAGAATAGTTTCTGCAGATTGTAGATAAAACAGAGGTAAGAAACAACGGTTCTAACGGTTGTAACTTTGTCAAGTTATTAAGATAGCTTTCATACATTAGTTGATCTCCTATACTAATACCATATAGTCTCTCTACGAGCAATCGAGAGCCCATTCCTACTTTAGTATAAGGTATTGAACTATGTAAAGCTTCATATAACACCTTCCTATGATAAGAGTCATAAACACCCTTACAATTGGCCGTCCGTAACATGTTCTGAACGGGCACCTCAGCTGTAACTCTAAGGCCGTACAAAGCTAAACTTTGCACAATTGGACATCCAGGGTACTGGTATGCCAATGACAAGGATTTGCACTTTAGAAGCTCAAGTAATCTCTTATTTCCTTTTACTTCAACATATTTAGCATTACCCCAACCAAAAGTCATTAACACTTTCATTGGATCAACAATATTACAGAGATCAGTAACATCAAATATGATTCCACAAAAAGAAGCTGTGGAAATGTCAAAATGTTTTTCAAGTTTAATGGTGAGGCCTAAGGACTCAAAGTCAGATTTTGTCGGAGCGGGACCAGAAATACGAAATAAACCATCGTCACCCTCAACCACACCTACATAATCAGTAGAACCAACCTCTTCGCACAAAAAGAGCATAACCATTAAATTAGTGAAACCATTACCTAGGGAAGTGCACATCTCCCCTGACATTCTAGATGCCTACAAAAACAACCAAAAGCGCTTAAAGACAATAAAATTTTCTCCCGCTAACACCTCATTACAAAATGCCATAAATTCTTCATGATCTGGCAGGTCTTGGGTCATGTAATCATAAAGTTCAAATTCGCAACACTGCATTAATTCTCTCGTAAATAAAGCTTCAAACGAGGTATAATCAGTAGCAAAGTATGTAGCACCCTGAGCATAGAGCATACGCATTATATAGTGAGGACGATCTTTAACTGGCACATGTTTTATAAAAGATGGATGAGAATAAACAACTTCTTCAATAAGCTTGAAAACTGGTCCTAAAAAACATTTTGTTTCATCTCGACGAGCGTAAATTCCACGGGCATGTTTATATTCACCATAAGACTCATCTTTCATGAAGCTCTTACACCTATGATATTTTGGATTCCATATAGTGTCAACTTTACTCCAAGCATCTCTTAACTCAACCTTTCTCCATTCCGGATAATCAGTTTTAGAGAGCCATGTGTCAATAGAACAGTCGGCGTCATTTCTTAAAGGAGTAAAATTTTTCCGTATAAATTTCTTAACAAACTCGCGGAAACGGATAATTCTCAACGAGTCAGCACTAGGGGGCTTAGAAGCAACCCTCTTACACACCCCAGCAGCCATTGTGTATGGATCAGCAGGATCAGGTTCTGGTTGAGCATAATCAACCACATGACAACCTAAAGAAACTGCAACAGGAGGCCTAATTTCAAGTGGAACTTCTTGAATTTTTCCAAATTTAACCTGTGTTTTGATGTCAGGTAGTTTGGGTAATGGAACTTCCCCAATCCTGTATCCATAAGCCACAATTCTAGCACCTATAACGGAGCTGCTGAGGTGATCTGAAAACCCATACATACGTAACGTTCTTTACGTTGTAACCAGATCAAAGAGGCTAAGTGAGCTGTATCATTTTGAACAGAGCTGCTAACATTTTTACCAAATGATATATTAATGCTATGAGTACTTGTGGCTGTCTTAAACAACCTACGCCAAGTAGTATCTAATGTAGCATAAGGATCCATATTAATTGGTGTCATAATTTCTGCTAATAATGTTAATGACACATAAAGAATACATTTCTTTGTATAAATAGGAGTATTACTAATGTATTCTACCTCAGCATAAATTGGATCACTGCGAACCAAATCTAATCTACGAGCTTCCAAAGAACGCATATCTGACAAATGACATTCTTTTGTAAATCTGAGGAATTTTAATGAATGACGTTGCCTACCTAAGAAAATAACTATTATAAAGAAAAGAGCCCAAAAGACAGAATTCAAAAGCATCAATAGTCTGTAGTCAACAAAAATTAAAGAGAACAATAAGCAAATTAAGGATATAGGAATACAAAAATAACTGCACCAATGAATTTTATAACCACCAAATGAACCTTGGATGCATGAAACTTCTTCAAGAAGACGACTATGATCCGATCTTTCCCTTTGTATTGCAGCAACACGATCGTCAATTTTATCTTGAATAATATGATTTTTATCAACAGCTTCTAAATATTGCTTTAAAAGAACACTATTTTCTTCAGCTAATTGCTTATTATCTTTAGCTAAATCCCTATTAACATCTTTTAAAGCTGGAACAAGATCTACAGCATCCCTCAATGCTCCATTAAGATCTTTTTGTATACTAGACTTCTTATTGCACTTACCAGAAGACTTATTTCTACCTTTATTATAGTGTCTACTGTAAGTTTGTTTAGTTTTTTCAGTCTCAACGTTCTTCCATTTATTCTTTTCTTCCTCCATCCCTAAGGCGAGTTTACGAGAATGAATGTTCGCGGCAGACGAAATACTCAAACTGGTATTTATTTTCTCCTGAGGTCCAGATAGATCTGTACTTCGATTCAAAACATTTTGCCCCATTCCCACACGAGAATGTGCTGTTTTATCTTTTCCAGATTTCTCCTCCCCA